ATTTTAAGGCTTGGGGGGGCGGGGTGATGGGTCTTTTTTAGGGTGGGGGTATCCATGCACCTCACAAAATGAAATATAGCATTGTTTGCCCTAAGTCCAGTTATAAAAGGATTTGAAAGAAAGTCGGTTGGAAGAAAAGGAGTGTCTACTGCTATAGGGGTATTAGTGCCTCATGTGGATTCAGGTCGAATTGGAAGCCATAAGTAATATTTTCTTGTATTAATAAGTTAAAGTCTTATATATTATAACAACAATTTAGGAATTATAATGAATCTACCAGATAAATGGAAGCCTTCAAAAGTAAGGGCTTTAGAGTTTATGACAACATACCCAAGTGCTAAGATGGAAGAGGTGGCAGAAGAAGCAGGGGTTAATAAGAACACAATATACCTATGGATGAGAGACCCAGAGTTTGTAGAGGTGTTCTATCAGAAGTACATGGTTTCTTTCGGGTCTAAACTGCCATCTATCTTAAATGCCATGATTAGAGAAGCAGAAGCAGGTAATGTTCAAGCGGGTAGGCTTATTCTTGAGCATTCAGGCAAACTTATAAAAAGAGTAGAAGTAAAGAATACCAAAAGCCCATTTGAAAAGTTTTTAGGTCAAGACGTATACGAAGCCGAGGAAGCAGAGTTTACAGTGATGCCAGAAAGACCAATATACGAAAAGAAGATAAAACCTAAAACAAAGGCTCAAGAGAAGGCAGAGATAGTTAAAATGGAGAAAGCCATAGAAAAACGGAGGGAATCTGCCAAATGGCGTACCAGAGCTATGAAAGTAGGGGTAGAAGTCCTATCCCAAGGTAGAAAAACTCCAAATCAAATCAAAGAATGGCGTGAAAAGGTAGTAAAAGCCGAAAATACCGAAATTCTGCCATAAGTCTCTCTATTATTGGGTTTATGGGGAAAAAGCCATATCAAATCTACAAGTATACCCCCCTACCAAAGCCAGATCAAATCTACAAGGTGGGGTAAGCCCCTTTTTAGTACCCCTTCTCCTCGGTGAGAACATCAAACCCATGTCAAATACAGACTAACCCCTTTATATACTATAAAGGATATATATAAAACTATATACAAAGAATAGTCTATATTTGATATGGATATAGGCATTAATTAATATATATGAATTGGCAATTCAATCTATTAATTAATATCAATACGCTTCTTTGTTGATTCTGCGTGTTCTTTTTTTGGTATCTCGATTCGTAACACTCCATCTTCAAATTTGGCAGTAACATCACTTGATAGATTATCACCTAATTGGAATGAACGCTTAAATGAGGAATGTTTTAGTTCTCTAACAATGTAACGGGCATCTTCATCTTCTAATTGATGTTTATCCCCACTAATTGTTAGTACTCCATCCTCTACGTCGATACCGAGTCGTTCTTTCGTCATCGAGGGTATTTCAGAGACGATTACGACACAATCGTCATAATCAACTACGTCTACCTTCGGGAAAGAACCATGTTTGAAGGAAATCCCAAATTCTTTTTGGAAATTTGGAAATTGTCTTTGCACAATCTTATCGAACATTGTGTCAAAGGGTGTTAGGAATTCATCTCGATTGAAATGAATTGGTACGGTTGCTATTTTCATCATTTACTCCTGTTATGCAAGTTGGCATCCTCATTATGAGCGATGCGTAAGAAACTATTTAATAATTAGTTCTAAGTTCTTCGACAAATTCTTCTTCGATGCCTTCAAGGAAGCCCCATTCTGCCGAAACGACGGATTCTCTTACATTGAACGAACTGCAAGCTGGGCATTCTTCACTATACTCATCACTGTCAATAGCGAGAGTATTCCAATCCCATGCACATTCGTTACAAACCCATCGTTTTATGTTATAACCTTTCATATCTCTATTGTATCGTTAATCTCAATATCTTCTGGCATTAGCTGGCAGTAACAATATTCCTTACAGACACTCCACCCGGAAGCGGGCATACCTCTTGATTCCCAGCCTTCCCAAGTGTCAAGCTCTCCAGCCCTGCTTTCACAATCTGGGCATATATTCTTAGAGACGGTAATCCATCTCAACTTTCGCCCCATTTCTCCGCTTCTGCGGAATGCTTGGTTAATTCCTCCAACAATTCCTCGCTTAACCGATTTGGAGAATTCTCCAAAGATTCTTCCCTTACTCCTAAAGTCCGTATCAAGAACCCCAATAATTGATTGTTCGCTAATACCGCTTCGTGTAAGTCGTTCAATTTCTTGTCCAAGTCGCTCTGAGAAGATTCGCACGTCGTAAGAGAGTCCGAGAGCAACCCATAAAAGTATTTCTCTATCTTTGTCATCTAATCCTTCTTTATCTGCCATAATATACTCTAAATTATGTTTTTAATACAAGTGGTGATTTACGACTGAGAGATTTTTTCATATTAGAAATGAGATTCTTAATACCATCTTTAGCCTTAGAAATAACAATAAACTGTCTCTGTGTTACTCCGTCACCAGTCTGATGGACTATCCCATATCCTTTAAACTCGATACCGCCATCTGTTGGCTTGATACTATCATGTAATGCCCCAGTTTCATACATTGGCGGGCTTTCTGGGTTCCCTCTTCTCTTCCTTCTTGCTTTTGTAGTTGGCAGTATGTCTGGATTTACCTTACCGCTTTTGATATAGTCTTTGGAGACATCCACAATCTCTTCTTTTGAGCTACTAAGGAATCCGTCGATCAGCTTCGGAATATCACTGGCAAGTTTGCCGAAATCAACCCCGACTTTTATCTCTAACTTCATTCCAGAAATCCTCCCCTAATTTTTTTGCTTCAAAGTATTTATCTTGATACTGAAGGATAATCCTCTCGACCTGTCTTTCTCCCCAAGCGACTGGATTTTCGATGATTTCCTTAATACTTCCTTCTAAGTTAATCTCAATGTCATTGATTTTGTCCAGTTTCCTGACGGAATTGAGCAAAGATTGACTGTTTTGATTCGCTGTCGTTTGTTTGTCTGTTGGCATCGATTATTCCTTGTGCTTGTTCTTCGCTTAAATCTTTATTATCCCTAACCATAATTTTGGCACGGGTAATTAGATTCTGCTCCAAGTTAAATTGGTCTTTTAGTATTTGGTCTTGTATAGTCGTCGGATATTCCACTTCCTCGAAATCAATTCCAAAATCTTCAGGTAGCATAATTCCATTATATTCAGCAATAGTTTTTTCCACAGAATAAAAATCTTTTTCATATAATCTCCATAAGGCTATGTCGTCAAAGTAATCTTCTTTCCTCTCAAGGTCTTTAATCATTAGTGAGATACCTGATGGCACTTCACCGCCTGATTCTGCCCATTGAACCCACAGATGGTTATTTGATGCGACGAGTTCAATTTGAAATTTAATATTATTTATCGCTTCTGCAACATTTCCACTCGGGGAAGTAATGTGGTATTCCCCCTCATCACCCATATCAAGAATTTCATTCGAGCCTGTTCTCATGGATTGTTGGTCACTTCTCATGCCTCTGACCCAAGGCTGTCCAAACATATTAAATCTCATGCCAAGATTCATTTCAGTAAGCCCAATATTGACTTGCTCGTTACAATTAATGATGTCGCTTGCACCCTCAACAAAGAAAGAATCAATCTGGTCTTCTCTGTGAGTAAATACAAAAGGGAGGATACCGTAAGGGTTCAAAGATTCATTTAAGACCTTCCCATCCTCATCAAGAACGGCATACTTCTCCGAGTCCCAATATCCCCATTGCAACCCGACTGTATTAGATAAATCTGCCGTTTTGTTCAGGAGTGGGTAGATAAGAGCCTCTGGCTTGAAAGGATTATCACCAAAATATGTTTCAAAGTAATAAATTGGTCGATAATCAAATTTATTATCATTCCAAAAGACTCTATTGGCAATAGTACCTAAAAGTCTGGTCATTCTCTCTGAATGCTTCATTCGTACATCTTTTGTAGGTATTAGGTCGTTATATGTGTCTGTTGCATCACCTACGGTGCGATTTGCCCCCAATGTGTATATCCTACTTATTTTATTAATAAACTTTCGTGTGAAGTTTGTAACTGATGGTGGTATTTCAGAGAAAGCATCACCAGAAAAGTACGATTTTATGTAAGATTCAGTAGAAGTTCCTGAATAATAGTCCAGAAATTTCCTTATTTCCTCTCTTTTCGCCTGAGAGTTCATAAGTTTAGCTTCTGTCAGTTTATCTCTAATTAATTGTTCAATCATCTTTGAATCCTTTTCATTACTTTATTTTTCATGGGAAATCTATTTGTGATGAAGTATCTAAACGCATCACACCCATGATCGTGATAACCGTCTTTTATAGGTTCTTCTTTAATGGGTTTGCCATCTTCGGTCTCTGGATAGCGGTACTCTTCAAAGTCTTGAATTACATCGGTACACTTCTTATCCACATGAACCCTTCTTGTTTCGTCTGCACTTGAAAAGAAACCTCTTGCGTATGACACACTTGAAGTTATATTACGGCTAAGTCTGTCTCTCATGCACAGGATTCTTATTCCGCTTCTTCTAAAGATTTCCATATCTCCAGCACCGCTTTGTCCTTGGACTGACGAGCCAGCAGGGTCGCCATAATACGAAGTTATAGGATAGCCTTTAATTTTAATCATTTTGATTAAATCTTCTGTTTTAATATTTTCTTTGTGTAAAATAGAGTCGAAAACCCTAATGTGTTCAATATCTCCGACCCATTCTGTCTGAATAAAGAGAACCGCTGGCATTCTATAGCCAAAATCAATCGAGCAATAAGTGGGTAAATTGGAATCATAAGAGAAGTCACCAACATCCAATTCCCTGTCAAAATCCCAAACTTTTCCTTGAAATATTGAAAATTCAGCTCCAAATTCTTGTCCAAATAATTCTTTTGACATATTTCTTTTACGCTCAAGAATAGCAGGGTCTCCCAGCCCGAGGGGGAATTCATGCTGATTTACCCAAGACGGAGCAGTGTGACTTTCCCATTCTTTGTCATTTTTCCCAAGTTTGTATAAATCCCAAATCCAATTTCTTCCTTCTGGAGTTGTGATAAAAATAACCTTACCTTTTCTACCTGCGACTGTTGGGGACAAATACATATCCCAAATCTTCTTGTTCATCTTAGCCACCTCGTCAATAACGAGTAAATCTAAACCTTCCCCTACAAGAGAATCTGGATTATCGGCAGACATCCCCTCTACGGTAGTCCCCCATTTGAATTTAATGTACATATCTTTCTCAGATGAACGTACAATATCTTCGCTATGTCCAATTACCATTCTCTGCCAGATTTCCCTAAATATCAATCTCGCCTTCTTGTAAGACATACCGACGACCCAAATTCTCTTATTTGGCTGAGATGCCATGTAGGTAGCTTCCATAGCACTCGCCCAAGTCTTTCCAAA